ATTACCGGCGAACGATCAGCAGATAGTCGCCGATGTCGTCAGTGCCCAACTGCGTGTCCAGATGCCAACCCGTCCGCCGGACCAGCCGCCGGACCAGCGCGTGTGCCCCGGTCATCGCCCGCCGTCGCTCGATGTGGTGGTCGAGCCCGGGTAGCGGGACGTCGGCCACGCCCACCTGTTCGAGGTTGCGCCCGATCTCCTTGGCTGTGGGTTCCAGACCCCGGAACGGGTCGCCCGGGATCGCTGATCGTCCGCTCGTCATGCGAGCCTCCTTACTATGTCCCGGACCGCCCGGGTTACACCCATTGAAACACCCCCGTCAATCCCCCTGCCGTCGCGTGTCACGGGAGCCCCGACGATGGCCCTCCGTGACACGCGGGATGGCGGGGCGGTGTCCGTGTGCCCTACGGCGTCTCGGTTGGCTCTCCGGGCGTCGTCGGCGGTTTGGGATGTCGGGTGTTCCACCAGTGGTCGAGTAGGATGCCGACGCCCACCCCGAGACAGAATACCAGCCACAGGAACCACGCGCCGATCAGCCGCCCGAGATGGCCGTCCTGCTCAACCAGCGCCTCGCCCGTCCGCCCGGCGTAATACAGCGTCCCGAGGAACCCAAGGAACGCGACCGTGACGATGGTACGGATCGATGCCAGACGCCATGTCAGGAGCGGCTTTTGGGGTTGCGCCAGAACGAGCCCCCCGAGCACCCCGCCGAGTACGGCCACCGACACCCCGCCCAATGTCCACACGGACAGAAAATCATTCCCGAAGGTGTCCATCAGGACCTCCTTCCCCCCGTGTTCGGACGCGGCCTGTTCCCGGTCAGGCGATACAACTCGACGAGTTCGGCATGCGTCCTGTTGACTTGCGCTTCGAGTTCGTCGTTGCGCTTTTCCGCTGCTTCGAGCCTGGGTTGGCACGACTCCAACTCCGTGACCCGGGCAGACAGTATGTCGATCCGGCCCTTTTGGGCGGTGATCAATGCCGCCTGTTCTGTCTCGACCGAGCGAGCCAGCCCGGGCAACCCGAACTTCCGGGAGGCGAACGCCCCGACGATGTACGTCAAGATCGTGGCCGTGGCCCCGATAAACGCTGCCCACTCGACCTCTGTCATTTTGCGACACGGGCGATTACCATGCCGTCAGCGCCATCGCCGCCCTTGGGAGCCGTGCCCGAGCCGTTCCACGCCGCGCCGCCGCCGCCGCTCCCGGAGTTCGCCGTCGCATTGTTGCCCGCGCTGTTCGTCTGCGCGCCGCCCGCCCCTGAGCCGTTGTTGCCGGTACCCGCGCCGCCCGGAGTCGCACGAGCGCCGCCGCCGCCGCCGCCGCACATGCCGCCCGTCGAGACGCCGTACGTCGGAGGAACCCACGACGCGAACGCCGTGGTGCCCGTGCCGCCATTGCCCGTGCCGTCGCCATTGACGCCCGCCCCCGCGTACCCGCCGCCCCCGCCGCCCTTGCCGGTGCCCGCTGTGTTCGGGGTGTACGAATGCGCGCCCGCGTTGCCGACGCCCGACGACGAGCCGCCCGCGATGTTTGGACGTCCGCCGCCGCCGCCGCCCGATCCAGTTGCAGAGCCGCCCGTCAGACCCGCGCCGCCGCCATGCCCGCCGCCATGCGCCGTGGTCCCGGAGATGGAACTGTCGCCGCCGTCTGTGCCGCTTTGGGGAGATGCGGACGCGATGCCGCCCGGACCGAACGCGCCGACTGTGACCGCGAGCGTCGTGGACACGCTAACCCCCATCGCCGTGACCGCTTCGCCCGCCCCTCCGCCGCCGCCCGCCTGATTGCCGCCGCCGCCCCCCGCGCCGATCAACAGGAAATCCGCCGTGAGCGGAGTCGCGACGGTCAAGGTGTTCGAGCCGGAGGTCGTGAACGCGCAGTAGTAGAAATCGTCGTCCTCGTAGGCAGTACCACCCGACAGCGGGTTCGAACCGTAGGAACGCACGATCGACACTGTGACCGCGCGCCAGAGCGCCGACTGGCCAGTCTGGTTCGAGGTTGGAGTCGCGCCGTCGCCCGTCCACCAATCGCCGCCCGCGTTGCCGCTCGATCGCGTGGTGTAGGACGTGACGGTCTGACTTTTGGTCGTGGTCCCGGTGTTGACCCAATCGAACCCGACTGCCGTCGAACCGATCGAGATGCCCGGCACGGTTGACACGCCAGACGAGGCGCCGCTAAGTGGCGTTGCCGCTCGATATCCCGCGTTGCGATAGACGGTGACCCCGACGCGCTGTGCGTTTGACCACGTGCCGGACGACGTGTCCCCGGATTGAAGGTAGCGATATCCGAGTTTTGCCGGAGCGCCCGCGATGTCAGTCGTCGGGATTGTCGTCCAGCCCGCCGGGGTGGTGATCGCCGACGTCGAGCCGATCGCGAACACGAACGCGAGGTCGCCGGGGAGAGTGCCCGCCGGGAGGTTGACGTTGTTCGAGGAACCGGAGTTCGACGCCGAACCGACGAACGACGTGACGGGCGGGAACCGGTACGGGTTGATCTGAAAGTACGAGATGAACGCCGGGGCGAGCGACCACGCGAGCAGCAGTGCGAGAATGACTTGGATCACGGCTTGGTGCCGAGCAGGGTCGCCTTCAAGCCGATCGCCGTGCCGTCGCCGATCTGGGTGCAGGTTATGAGGATCACATCGTCGTCGGCGAACGCGCTAACCGAGATCACCGGGGGAGTCGCTGCCGTGACACTTGTGAGTTCGGTGTTGTCAATCGTGATCGTCGTGGACAGGACCGTCGTGCCGTTCTTCCGGACATCGACGGTGAGGATCGACCCGGTCGCCTGTGCGGTCTTTAGGCTTGCGCGAACTCCCGTCAGGGTGAACGCGCATGGAGCGCGGAAAGTCACGCTAGATGCCGTCGTGACCGCCGACAGTTCGTTCGACAGTGCCGCCTCGATAGCGACGAAATCCGACCGCCCGTGGACGTGGTCCCGGTGCGCCGCCGTGCCCGCAGACCCGGTCGCCGCCGCATCGCCTGAACTCGAAGTCGTCGGGACCGTGCCGTCGAAGATCGCAATCGTCGCGTCCGTCTTCACATAGGTCGCCGCCGAACCAGCGGAGTTGGACGTGCTGAACGTCAGTCCCGGTGTGCCGCCGACAGGCACGGTTGGACTCGCCGCCATCCCGTGCCGGTGGTCGGTCATTGCCGCGGCTGGTCCGGTCCCGGTCGCCGCCGCGTCCCCGAATGCGATCGTCGTCGGTGTACCCGCGCCCGTGGCGTGGACGTGGTCCGACTTGGACGGTGTCGTCGCAGAGCCGCCCGACGATGCGCCCACCGCCGCCGCCGACGAACCGAACGCGGGCATCCCGTGTTTGTGATCGCGCCGTGCGGCCTTGCCCGCCGAACCCGCCGCCGCCGAGTCGCCCATCGCCTGGGTTACGGGAGCCGTGGCGTCGAACACTGCGATCGTGGCATCCGTGGCGACTAATGTCGTGGCCGCGCCCGCCGAGTTCGTGGTCGAGAACGTCAGCGCCGGGGTGCCTGTCGTCCCGCCGCCGCCGCCCGTACCAGCCGCCCCGGGACCGAACAGCCGCACGTCTTGGACGACGCCCGCCGGACCGCCGGACAGGAACTGCCCGAACATGCCCGTCGCCGCTGTCGGGTCGCCCACTGCGAGCCCGTCTGTCCCGGAGGCGAACGCGAAATCGCCGCGCCCGACGTGGGCATCGGTCAAGACCTGCGTCACACCCGCCGTCAGGACCGCCGTGTCGTACTGATCCGGGCAGTCCTGCTCGATGAGATTGCCCAATCCGTCGAAATAGCCCACCACGACGCCGAGCACGTCCGCCTCGTTGAGCGTCGTCGTCGGCTCGACCATGTTCGCGAACCCAAGCGAGCGGACCAACGTGTTGATCGGGATCGTTGACCCGGTGGAGTTGTAGCCGTGGAAGAGCACCCCCAAGCCCCACCCGTACTGATTGCCCGTTCCGCCATTGCGCGGGCGGAGGGTGTTCTTAACCTCTTTGACGAGATCGAGGATCGTCCACGTCGAAAGTTGCAGGAACGATGGCGGGGTGCCTCCGCCGACAGTCGAGGGCGGATTGGCCTCCGTAATCGATGCCCCGGACGTGTGCCCGACGATCAGCGTGTCATCGAGGGTCAGACCCGTCCCGCCGGAGCCCGACGTGCCCACCGTGACGATCTGCCGGTACTCCCGGTTGGCCCCGGTGTCAATGAGAATCCAGTCGTCTACGTGCCACGTCCCGCCCGTGTACTTGATGACCGACGCGCCGATCGACGAGTTGGCCGCGAGCGTGTTAGTCTGTGGCGGGTTCGCGGGCGGGACGGGACCGCCGCCCCGGTGTCCGCCGTACTGTGTCCGATAGGTCCCGTAGTCGCTGCTGTGGATTTGACGCCCGTAATATCCGGCGAGTTCGGAATATCCGGCGAACGCCCGGGGAAACTGATCCGCCGCGCATTCGTCCGGGCGGTTGACGTACGCCCCGGAATCCCAATTGCTCGCCGACGCGGACGCATGCATGATGCCGCCGAGCGTATTGCGGGACGTCCGCGACAAAGCGTCCGCATCGCCCATGTGCCCGCCGCATTCGTGCAACAGCGTGTACTTCAACTGCCGCTTGTTTAGCGACGAGTTCAGGTAGACGTCCCGGGAGTGTGGCGTCGTGAAGCCCCACGCTGCTTTGCCGCCCGGGATCGTGTAGTGGTTCGCGATCATCTGCGACGGCGAAAAGATGTGCACGGTGACCGTATCGGTCAGGACCGTGTCGATGTCCACGGACATGTCGTTGAGCGCTTCGGTCAGGATGGCAATCTGGCCGGTGGACGCCCCCAAGACGTCAACGTACGTGGAGATGAGCGTCATGCGTTTCGGTAGTAGCGGAAAGCGACTGTCGAGTCAGCCCCGGGTGCGATGTTGATGGTCACTGTCTGCGACCCGCCGTCCCACTCGTAGTCGGTCGCGTTGAGCACGATGCCGTCGAGTTTACATTCCGGGACGCCGACGCCGTTCCAGTCGCCGAGCGTGAAGGTCTGGTTGAACCCGTCGCACAATCCGTCTGTCGGCGGAACCCATTGCGTCTTCCCGGCGAGCGCCTGATTGCTGACCGGGACGCACGTGATCGACGTGTCCGAGTTCGACGAGTAGCGCCGGGTCTGGCCCTCTCCGCCGATGAGCGGCCCCCGGGTGTTGTCCACGAGTTCAGACCCGCAGAATGACCCGCCGCACTGCCAGTCCGGAGCGATGACAAGGGCGTACGTGTCCGCCGTGAACATGCTTCGGGGGATAAACACCTGCCACGCCCGGAACGGGTTGATCATCCCGAGCACGGTGTAGTCGTCGATGTCGAGCGGATCGGGCTGTCCGAGCCCCACCTTGAATGGGTGGTCGTCCGCCGAGCGACAAGCATGCCCGGCCCCGAACGACCCGTCCACTGGGTTCGCGCCCGTCGTGCTCTGGAACAGCACCCCGATGACGTCGGAGCCGATGCCCGACAGATCAACCTCGTACCACACGGCCTGATCGTGTCGCCCCGTCCAGTAGAAAATGCCCAACCCGGAGCATGGCCAGTCCGGGTCCGCCTGGGTTACCCAATTCTGGTTGTACGAGCCGACGAGTTTCGTCGTCGGGTTTGAGTAGGCGAACGAATCCGTGCCCGTCCACGGGACGACGATGTGCTCAGCGGAGCGCGCCGCGATCGAGATGGGCGAGCCGTTGGTCGTGCCGACGTCCCCCGACGTGTTCTGCTTCTTGCTCCGCCGCCGATGGCGCAGTTCCCATGGCGACCGCATCGGCAGCGACATGTCTAGCGTCAGCGTCCAGACGCCCGGGGCGACGGTCTGCCACGACACCTGCGAGATGCGCGTCCACGTCGGGGAGGCGAGTTTGAAGACTTCGCTCTGTACCTGTATGCGCATGCCCGCTTCGATGATCGTCGGGTCGGTGATGTAGGCGAGGTCGCAATGGTACGTCACCCGGTCTTCCGCCCGGGTCGCGAGCACCGCGTCTCCGTACGCCGTCAGGTCGCCTGTATCGTCGCTGTCCGGGTAGTTCACCGTGTCTTGGTGCACGAGGTCGTCGGCGTCGTGCCGGGTGATCGACGTGGTGTCTTGGATGATGACCGAGTTGCCCGCAGACCCGATGACTTTCAGATCGTTCGCGAGGTTGTACGGGTCAGACTGCCGGGTCGGATTGGATGGCGCGAACGACGTGCTGCCGTCCGGGGAGGAATCGGTGATCGAGATCGAAGCGTTGAACCCGACGTCCTCGTCGAGCCCGTGATAGTGCAGGTTCCGGCCCTTGTCCACGAACCACGTCTTAGCGGTTTGGTCCATGGCGTCCGCGAACACTTCGTCGAGGGTCGTGTCCTGATAAATCTTGGCAACCATGCCGATCGTGATCCCGGTCGAGACGTACGACGACGTGTCCACCGCCGGGCAGAACTCGGCCATCGCCGCGAGCACCCGGTCCGTGTCCAACTCGTCCGGGCGGTCCCAATACTCGATGCGGATGTGCGACAGGAGCAGGTTGTTGTCCTGCCACGAGTAGTTGTTGCCGCGCTTGATCGCGTCGTCTGTCGGGCGGGTCTGCCCCTGCGCTCCCAAGAACCCGTCGTGCAATACCGTGCCGTCCGTCGTCAGGGTGATGCGCCGCCCGGAGTAGGTGTCCAGATTGTCGTCGTCCCGGATGAACACGGAGCCCGTGCCCACCTGTCCGTCGAACGCCATGGCGACCGGGCGGAGTTGATTGCGGTCGTACGACGGGAGGTCGATCGGGTCGAGGTCTACCCCCGCGACGGTGAGAACGTCGCTCATCCGCCGGTCCCCGGGTACGGCCCCTCTGGGCTCGTGTACACGCTGTATCGGGCGGTCTGTTCTTGGGTCAACGCCTGAGCGACCTGCTGCCCGTTGATGTTGATGTACACGGGCGACGGCTGGATCGTGATGTACACCGGCATCGCCTTAGACAACAGACCCTTCAAGCGGTCGCCCGGCTGTGCGGGCGGGGGTGCAGCGGGAGGTCCAGACGGCGACCCGGGCTGCGCGGGCGGGGCGACCGGTTGGCCATTGTTCCCGGTCGTCGTGGACGCCCCGCCGCCGAACTTCCGGAACCCGACGAACCTGATCTTGCCGTCCGGCCCGACTTGGTACACGGGCTCGTCCTTGGGCGGTCCGGAGGAATCGAGCGTGGACTGGATGCGGTTGAAGGCGTCCATGATGTCCTGCGACGTCAGGTTCGTCCCGCGCGCCATCGCTTGCGCCGCTTCCATCGTCATTTGGTAGCCCTTGGGCAGTTTGGCCACGATCTTGTCGGCCTCTGTCGCGTGGGCTTGCATCGTCTGCCACGCCTTGGTAATCGCCGCCGCGCCCTTGCCCGTGATGCCCTCTAGGTTCTTCAACGCTGCCGCCGTCATCTTGAACCCGTCCGGCAGACCTGCGAGGATGGCCTTGAACCCGGACAGGATGCCCGACGCCGCCTTGTTCACCCCGGCGTTGAGTTGGCTGAACGCTTGCATGATCTGGTCCGCCGAGACTTTGGTCCCGTGCGCCAGAGCCTGTGCCGCTTCCGCCGTCATGTTGAAGTCTTTGGGCAACTGCTTGACGATGTTCGACGCCTCGGACATGTGCTCTTTTAGCGTCGTCCAAGCCTTGCCGATGCGATCCGCCGAAACGCCCGCGAGTTTGGCCATCTGCTCCATCGCGGACTTACTCATGTTGAACTTCTCAGGCAGCGACGACAGGAGCGCGTCGATCCGCTGCTGGACGGTCATCCCGCCCCCGCCACTCGAACCCGCCCCGCCGGGAGCGGACGGGATTTTGAACCTCTTCGGGTTGACGGGCGTGAACTGCGACGTCGACGTCGAACCGACGTCCGCCCCGGTGTACCCCGGCGTGTTGTGCAGGATTTTGTTGATCTGCTTGGTTGTCAGGGTATCCTTCGTGTCCCGGTTCGCCGCCGGAGCGGAGCCCGGCCCGGGGGCGGTCCCCGCCGGGTGGTTGATTGTGTCCCCGACACCGTTCCACGTCGGGTCGCCCGGGACCTGCGACTGGATCATCACCCGAATCTTTAGGTTCGCGAGGTCCTGCCCGATAGTGTTCGCAGCGTCAGTCCAGCCGCGCGAGATGGCGAGCGCCTGAGCCGCCGACAGGTCCGCGATCGCTTGCTGCGTCTGGTTCGCGTCGAGATGCCCGCCAGACAGGATCGCTGAACTCAGGTTGACCAGCGCGTCCGAACTCTGCTTGGCCCCAAACGTGTTGGTAACCAACGACTCCCAAATGCCCTGATTACCGAGCACCTGATTGAGGTTCGCGAGGTTGCCCAACGCCTGGGTCGCGGTCTGCTGCGCCGCCCCGTCCGCTTGCGCTTGGAGGCTCGTCTGTGCTTGGTCCCGGGTGTTCATGAAGTCGAACCCGGTCTTGACTGCCTCGCCCACCGCGACGATCGCGCCCCAAATCGGCCCGCCCATCATCACTGCCCCGGCGATGGTTGCCAGCGGCCCGGCGAACGACTGGACGTCGCCCATCTTCCCGCCGCCGAACATGCCCATCTGAGTTGCGAGCCCCCCGGCGATTAGCCCGCCGCCGAGCAGTTTCGTCAGCATACCGCCGCCGCCGAGCATGCCGAGCGGTCCGCCCCCGCCGACGCCGCCCTCTTGGACCGTGAACATCGGGTTCGCCGGGGAGCCACGCCCGAGCAGTCCGCCCATGAGCGATGCGCCCACTTGCCGCGCCATGCCTTGGAACACGTCCCCGGCCACCGACTCGATCGACACACCGAACAGGAACTTTACCGTCTTGTCGGCGACGAACCCCTTGACGAGCAGGTCACGGAGCCCCGCTGGAAGGCTGTTCCAGAAACCCATGATCGTGCTAGCGAGCCCTTGGATCGTAGGCAGCACTTCGTCTTTGAAGAACCCGACGGCGTTCTCGCCGAACGTCATAAGGTTGGCGACCCACTCGTGGATCATCGCCCGGTTCTGCGGGCTAGCGAACCACTGCGTCAGCCCCTGCGTGACCTTGGTCAACTCCGGGAGCAACTGCGCGCCGACGGTCACCTTCAACGCTTCGAGCGTGGTGTTGAAGTCGCGCTGCGCCGCCGCGTTCTGTTGGGCGATGGCCACGAGGTCCTGCTGGCCCAAGCCTAGCCGCTGCGCCTCGTCCGCCGCGTCCCCCATGCCCTTCGATCCGGCTTGCAGCATGGGCAGGAGCGTCTGCCACTGCCGCCCGAGCAGCGCGGTCATCGCCGCGTCCTTCTGGATGGCCGGGATCGACCCGTCGTTCATGTAGTCGCCGAGCCGCTGCAACATCGATTGCTGGTCGAGCAGATGCCCGGTGCTGTCCGTGATCGACAACCCGTACTGGTCTTGGAACTTCTTGGCGTCCTGCATCGTCTTGCCGTGCGCCATCATGTTCTTTGCCAGCATGCCCAACACCTTGACCGCCGAGCCCGTATCGACGTTGAAGTGCTGCATCGTCGCGAGTAACAACTGCGACTGCTGATTTGTCTGCCCTGTTACAGTGGCGATCTGGCCCGCCGTGATGCCGAACTGTTCCGCCGCGTCGATGCTGTCCTTGAACCCACGAAACACGGCATACGCGCCGCCCGCCAGACCCGCCAGACCCGCGACCCCGGCGACCTGCCCGATCTGCGACCGTAGATGGGTGAGCGCGTTGCCAAACCCGGACGTCACCTTGGACGCGCTGAACATGCCCGAACTCGCCCGGGCGGTCTGGTTGTTCAGTCCGGTGAGTTCGCCCTTGACCCGGGCGATGGTAGCGGAGGCTTCATCCTTCGCTTGGAGGACGATTGCGACGTCTTCGTTCAATCGTCACCGCCGAACAGGTACTCGTCGATGGCATCGCGCATGTCCGCGACCTCTGCCCGGTCGAGCACGGCACGAGCCCGGTCGCCCGGGTTAAGCCCCTGCGGGATCGGGTGTGAAGATGCCTCGTCGAGCCGCTCCGCGATCCGGGCGACCCGCTGCGCGTCGAGTACCCACATGATCCGGACGACGTCTCCCGTGTCTGCGCTATCGAGTTGTTGGCGTGTCCACCCGGTGGACAGCATGATTACCGCGTCGCGGTCTTCTTTCGCGAGGTTTTGGACGCCGAGCCGTCCACGTGCCCATTGCCCAAGTGCTCGGCGGGAGGGTTTGGGGGTTGCATCGTCAGGATGACGTCACCCGCCCGGACGTCGGACAGGAGCGCCATTTTCTGAGTCGCCGACAACCGGTTTACGTTGTACTCCGAGACGGGCAGCGGGACGAGCGTTCCCTCCTTCTCGCCCCGGGTCACGAGATTCCACCCCGTGATGCCGTCGCCTACCAGCCGGAGCAGGAACTCGCCCTCGCCCACGGCAGTCGCCGCTAAGACCGACATGCTCGCGTAGTCGTGCCGGTCCCGGACTTCGGCGGTGTCCCGCTCGTGCGGCTGTGTCGGGCAGTCACACTCGCCGAGATCGACGGGGTGACTGCCGATTACATCGTCTCTGCTCATGCGGCATCCGGTAGATCGGAGATTTTGTTGACGACGACAATCTCCGCGATGGAACTCAGGTCGTCGTCCTTGACGTACTGCCCGGTCATCGCGTAGCGGGTCGCCCCGTCCGACTCCTGAACCGGAACGCTCGTCACTTCGACTGTGCCGTCCATCGTGATCGACTTCTCCGCCGCCGTCGTGCCCGGGGTTGCCGTGGTCACTGCCGACGCCGGAGCGGTGCCGCCCGTGAAGGAGTCTGTCGTGGTCATCTCTGCCACGTCCTGATAGCCCAACGAGTTGACGAACGTCACGATCCACGGCCCGCCATTCGGCCCGGTGACGACGACGTTGCCGTAACCGATGGACAGGAGCGACTGCAATGCCGCCTGAACTGCGCCCGCCGACGCGCCCGGAACGATCGGCCCCGTCGTGTCCGCACCGAACGTCGCGGTGAATGAACCGCCCGATGGCGAACCCGTGATCGTGATGTGCTGGACCTCGTTCGTGCCGCCCACCGGGGAGCCCGATACCATCCAGCGCATGCGCCGGTCCGGGACCACCGGGTTGACCGCGTCCTGCTCGAAGACGTCCCACACCTGCTCTTTGGTCGCCTCGATTGACTCGACGAGCGCCGTGTAGGTGATCGACACCTTGCCGCGTCCGTGGCCGTCTGGCCTGTCGTCCGTGCCGCCCTGCTTGCGGAGCAGAACGCCTGTCTCGATCGTGATGTCGAGCGACACGAGCGAATGGACCAACTGTGGCAGGTCGTCGAACGCCGTGGATACCGGACCGTAGTACAGGCGCGTCAGATGCCCCATTGCAGTCTCGGGTGCGTCCTGCACCGTCGGGTCTGCGGTGAATGCGCCGATGGACGCCTTGTCGTAGCCGACGACTGTCGCCTCGATGGACCACGGGCTCGCGTTCCCGGGCTTCAATGCCGAGTACGACAAGCGGAGCCGGGTGCACAGCGCCCCGGGCACCTGATACACCGTCAGGTTATCGCCGACCTCGATCGACTTGGACACCAGCGTGTCGGCGTCGTTGTCAATCACGTAGTCCCACGTGTACAGCCCGTCGCCGTCTGGACCGGATGGCGAAACGCCGCCCGCGACTGCCCACTCCAACATCGAGATGACGTCTTCGTAGCGCATCTCGGAGCGGAGCGTCATGGACGACTCGCGGACGCCGAACGTGGACCGCCCGGGGTGCGCGTTGGCCAACTCGCCGTAATCCTCGTTCGGCGTGTTCGGTGCCCGGTTGAGGTCTGGCTCGCTTGCCGACTCCGCCGGATACAGGAAAATCGCCGGGGTTGGTATGCCTTCCGTCGCTTCGGCCCCTAGTTGGACCTTGTGGAAGGCTCGCTCGCCAGTGTTCAACGGCATTTGCTATTCCCTCTCGTACAGCCCGCTCGCGGCGAGCCGCGACACGAAGTCATTATACTCGGCCTTGAAACCCTTCGCTCCGGGTTTGATCCGCTTGCGCACGTACACCAGCCGCTTCAAATCCGCCTCTGTAAGGTCCCGCGCCGGGACGCCCTGCTTGTGTGCGCGCTTGCTCCGGTCAAACCGGAGGACGACCGCAGACGACGCCACGGGAGCGCCTTCCGGGGCGGGGACGGGCACGGATGGCTCTGCCGCCGCAGACGGGCTCTCTTGGCCGTCGTCGGGGCTTCCCGTGGACGCGGGCGGGTCTACACCCATCGCGGCCCCGGCTGGTTGTTCAGATTGAGCCTCTCCCACGCGCTCACTTGCACTCTCAGCCATACCTTTTCCTCGTCTCCTTCGACTGCGAACCCTTTGATGAGCGCACTGTTACACGTGCCCCCGAGCATGCTGTTGTTGTGGATGGCGGTGAGCAGACGCCCATAGAACGGGCTCGCGTCGATTTGCGCCTGGGCCACGTCTGCCCGGTCAAGGTACAGCCGACAGGTAAGATTCCAGTCGATCTCGGTGACCGTCGCGCTGCCGTCCCGGACGATGGGAGCGCCGGGCATCTCGACCGTCCACGTGAAAGGCTCGAGCCTTCCGCCCGCCGGGATCGGGGCGATGACCACGCCGCCCGGGAACGTGATCCCGGACGTGCCACACCCGAACGCCATCTCGATTCCCTCGACTGCGGACAGTCCGAGATAGGCCAGAGCATCGACGATCTTCTCGGGAGTAAAGACATCGGTCATTCCGCCCGCCATTTGAGCGCCCGGAGCATCGTCGCCTCGACCTGCGAGCGCGACTGCTGGTAGGCGTTCTCAAAGACGCGCAGCGGGGGAGTCTTGGACGAATACCCGCGCTTGCCGATGGCCCGGGCGATGAGGAATGCGAGCGACCGGACGCGCGACTCCTGCGACACCGCCGACAGAGTGCCCGTCGTGCGCCGCTGCCCCGCCGCGTTGTAGCCGATGTTCGACGACACGGACGACCCGATCTCGGGCTTGCGCGCGATCCATCGGGCGATAGCGTCGATCGGGGGCTGCTTGCCAGACATCGACGCCCATCCGTACGACAGCGGGCGAGCCTCCGGGACCTCTGCCGAGTTGACGCCGATGCGGGCGGTCTGGTTCAGCCCCGAGCCCGTGACCTCGACGTGTATCTGCTGCTCGAAGTGGCCGGTGAAGTGGTGCGGGCGGACGATCTCGCGCGCCTTGGCCGCGATGATCTGGCCGGACTTGGAAAGCCCCGTGTGCAGTCCCGCTTCGAGGTTGGCCGGGTCGAGTTGCTTCAAGAGCGCCGTCAACTGCGCGCTGTTCACATTCACCCTGATCAGCGTCATCGGAGGAACCCGCCGCCCATCGAGTAGTCGGTGCACAGTTGCTTCACCTTGGACGTGAACGCCCGGGCGACTGTGACCGAGCCGAACGGGGTGAGCCCCAAGCGGTCGTCGTTGCCCACCCGGTCCGCGAGGTACGACCGGATGACCTCGATGATGGTCGCTTCGCGGGCGTCCACCGGGACGGCGACTCCGTACCCCCACTTGGCCGTAACCGCGACGAGTTGGCCCGCCGCCCACGGCCCCTGCCGGGAGGTTAGCCCGATGATGGGCAGTCCGGACAGCGGTTCGAGCAGATAGTCCCCCGGGGCGGTGAGCACGTCCTGTTCCGCGCCGTCCAGATTGAGCAGCGCAACCCGGGTGATCTCGATGCAGTCGTCGATCGGGAGGAACACGCCGCCCCTCCCGACAGACTGCCGGACCGACGCCATCGTGTCCGCGACGAACGACCAATCGCCCCGGATGCCGCGCCCGATCTTGACCATCCGCTCGATGTCGGCGGAGATTTCGGTGACCTTGGCCGCGATGACAGCGTCGAACGAATCGGACATCTTGGGGACGTCGCCCCCGAGCCGAGTCTTGACTTCGTCTGCCGTCGCGAGGTCGGTCATTCTGCGGGTTCGGGCTCCGTGTCGTCCACTTCGTCGGCGTCGTCACCGGGCTCGTCCGACTCGTCGCCGCCGAGCGCCGCGATCAACGCCTCTTTGCTCTGATTGGCCGGGATGCCCGCCGCCTTCGCTGCGGCTTGCAGATCGGCATACGAGACGTCCTCTCCGAGCCCCGACGATGCCCCTTCCTTGCCGTTTGCGTCGTCAGACGTATCCGTGGGGGTATTCGCGTCTTCGTCGTCCTCTTCGGTCGCCGGGAGTTCGCTCCCGTACCATCGATTGATTGCCACCTGCGTGACCTCCTGCTAAGTGTAGAGCGGACCGGGCAGGGAACCCAACTAGCCCACCCGGTCCGCTCTGTGTTGCCCGACGTCTGGGGCTACGCCGAGACTAGGAAGCGACCCCGTCGCGGATGCCGACAATCGTGCCGCATCCAGCCGGGAAATACGCCTTCAAGCAACCCGCTGCGTACACGCCGAACTCGAACTTTCGGGCGACCTGCGCCCAATCGTACTGCGTGTACTCCCGACGCATGTCGATCTCGAACGGGTTCGGGACGTTCGTGCGCGGGAACGGCAGACGCTCTGAAATCGCGATGATCGTGCCCGGGGCGAGATACGGGTGAATCTCGATCGGGATGATCCGGGGAGCGGTGAACTTGTTGCGGTAGGAGTCCGCCACGAGTCCGCCCGTGACAGTGCCGTCCGCATTCACCTGCTGAACCCAACGGGTCGTGCCAGCAGCGTTGCCGCCCTGAACGATGGCCGTCGCGATGTTCTGTGCTTCCTGTGCGTTGACGATCAGAGCCGTTGGCCCGATGCGCCAGTGGTCCCACAGGTAGCGCAGCATGGCGTCGATCTCGGGGACGCCGTTGGCGTTGTCCGACGAGAGTTGAGCGCCCTGCATGTCGTGGAAATAGGCACCGTTGCCGGTGTACTGCGAGATCGCCGACGCCTCGATCTGCGGAATCAGCCCGTCGTATGACAGGGCGTCTGCCGTCTGATCTGCGAGGTTCGGGGTGTGGCCCGAGCCCGGCAGCGCCGCGAGCACCGTCGAGTCGATGATGATCGACGTCTGTGCCGTGGTGAACGCGTAGTACAGCGTCCCGGAGTGTGTGCCGATGAACACGTTGTACGCGACCGCGCCGCGAACCGCGCCCCACGACAGGACAACCGACGTCTTGCCGGAGCCCGTGGTGAACGTGGTCAGGGTGCGACCGTCTGTCTCGTCCGAAGCATCGACGCCGCCCGTGCGACCTGTGGCCGCGTTGAGGTAGCCGTACGACGTCAGAGCCGAAACCGCGAAATCGTACGCCGTGGATGCCGTGAACGGACCTGCCGCGCTGCTGTCCGCCGCGCCGTATGGCGTGGTCATGGCTGCTGGCTTGCCGATCGCTTGGACGTTGCCGCCGAGGATGATCTTCTCTTCCTCGACCATGGTCGCCGCGAGCAGGTTGGCCGTGGCCTCTGCCCGGATGTCCATGAAGCCCGCCGCCGCATCGACCGCGTCGAACGTCACGAAGTCGTCCAGTCCGAACGTCTTGTACGCCTGTGAATGATCGACCTCTGCCGTCGAAACGACCGAGTTGCGGTTGCCTTCCGCGACCCCGGCCTTGATAGCCGTGGTGTTGATGCCCGTGATGGCGCGCCACTGGACCGCCGTCGAACCCGTCGCAGCGCCCTTCCGGGGAAACCGGTTGCGCAGCGGGGACAGGACGGGGAACAGGTTCTTCGCTGGTGCTTCGAGGTTGATACCGACGAGTCCCGTGGCCGTCGAAATGCCTTGGGTCGTCGCCTTGGCCAGCGGCAGATCAGCCGGGACCACGCCCTTGCTGAATGCGCGCTGGATGGCCTGAATGGTCTGTGCCGAACGCGGATCGTCCGACGCTCCCTGTGGGAGCACGAGTTGTCTAGCCAATTGAGGCTACCTTCCCTGCTGCTGTTGCCTAATGGACTCGGCAGCGGCGAACTTCCCGAGCGCTTCTTTTGCGATCGGGTCGCTCATACCCTGAACCGCCTTCGCGAGGATGGCGTCTTGGGTCATGTCAGCCGCATCGCTGCCAAAGCGACTGAGATCGGGGACTGCCAGTGGACCACCGCTCATCGGCTGCGCCGCAATCGTCTTTGCGAGGTCCTCCTTTGCAGCGCTGAGCGCTTCGAGAACCTCCGCCTTCACGAGTACGAGATCAGCCTGGGTGACCGTTCCGCCCACCTTGGCCATGAGATCGTCAATAGCCCCTGCCGCCTTTTCCAGAGGATCAACTCCGGCAGCGTCAGGAGGGACCACCGCCGGAGTCTTATCGGCGAGCGCCGCGACCTTTGCCAGCGTCTTCCGGTTAAACCGGGCTCGCTTCTGCAACTTGGTCACTTTGCGCTGCACCTTGCGCGCCTCCGCCTTGCGGAGCGACTTGATCTGCGCCGCCATCTCGACGAGGTCGCTGTCCGACGCGTCGGCGTCCATGAGCGGCTCGGGCTCCATCTCGCCGTCCTCTTCATCGTCGGCGGGTTCGCCTTCTGCGGCCTCTGCGGACATCACCTTCATGGCGGTGTTGAGCAGACCTTGGAGGTCGCCCACGCCTTCGGTGTCGCCCTCTTCGGCCTCTTCCGCGATGGCGCACGTGATCTCTTCAATCGCGGCGAGTAGATGCTTGACGGTCTTATTGCCGCCCTTCGCGAGCGTGTCCATCTTGGCAAGGACCGCGCCCATCCGCTTTTTCGCGGACTTGGCCGATTTCTTGGCCTTGGACGTCTTGTTCCCGGGCGGGAATGGCGGTCCGCCCGCTGCCTGATCCTGTGCTTCGCCCTGCTGCTTCTCCGGGTTGTCGCCCGTGTCGTCGTCGCCCTTCGGCGGGAACGGGTTGTCGGCCTTGGCAATCGGCTCGACCGCTGTCTTCTCGGACTTTGCCACCGGTTCGGTCTCCTTCTGCGGCTCGTCCGCTGTGTAGTCGCGCTTGGCCAGAGTGAATACGGCCTCCGGGTTGGACGGTCGATCGACGTACGACGTCTCGCCCCACCACAGTTTTGTCAGACGACGGACCGACTTGCCGCCCTGCTTCTCCATGTTCCACGCGAGTTTCCGCCCGCCGATGGAGTAGCCCTTGTACACGCCCGTCAGGATTTTCTTGACCACGCCTGGGTCAACCGCATGGGACCGCCCGACGATCCGCTTGTTGTCGTCGTCAAAGTCGAGGTTCAGCATCGTGCCCGACGCGGTGTGCGGGTCGTGCATCTCGCGCATGTTGGCGAACTGCATGTAGTCGGTGGATGCGGCCTTGATCGCCTCGTAGTCCACGACCTCGTCTTCGGTGTCTACGGCCTCCGACGTGACCGGACCTTCGACGATGACTGTCCCGTCGGCCTGTGATTCTACCTTGGCAAACGGGACGAAATAGCGGAACTCGTCAGACACGGACGACGCCTAACACGATCAGCAGGACGAGCGCGATGGACAGGACGAACACCACCCACGCGACGAGGTTCTGGCCCTTCGACTGCATGAGGAAATAGCCCGACACGACCGCGAGCACGAAACCCGCGAGCACCGCGACGAGGTTGGCTGTGCTCATTGTTTGGGAGCGCTAGCCGAAACCGTCGCGGGTGAGTAGACGAACTGCCGGATGACTAGGCCCGCGATCACCGGGGTGACGCTAATCACGAGGTTTAGCAGGTTGAGCCCGCCCGCGCTCGTGACGATGCCCGATGCCAACACCTGCTGTGCGACGAGTACGACGATTGTCGCGATCAGCCCGATGATAGCCGCCGGTTCTTTCTGGAACGCGCCCATTCATACCTCCCTCTTGGTGGGACGCAGTCTAACACAGGCTGATATGCCGCTGCAAGATACAGCGACACCCGGGCGATCCTCCTACGCCCGGGTGTCGTGCTTAGCGGTTATTCTGGATGTGAGAGATGATCGACGGGTCGAACCGCTCCTGCACCTTGACGACGACCTCGTAGCCGCCCTCCATCGGCTCGGCGAACATGACGTCCCCGAACTGCCGAGTTGGGTACAGCCGCTTCGCGAGCAGGGGAGCGACGATGAGCGCTACCTCTTCGTCGTCCGTGACCACGAGGACGGACACCGCCTCCGGCGTCTCGTCGTGCGTGGGCATCTGCTGCTGGACGGCTTGCTGAATGTCAGTCATTGGAGTGGTCGCCCGAGTGCAGGAGCGGGAACGTGCAGCGGTCGCCGGTCCAGCCGGAGCCGCAATCGGTGGACCAGTGCCAGACCGTCGCGGCCTCGCGCTGCTCGGCTGCCTCGACGCACTCCTTGCGCGATGCCAACTGATCGACCACGATGCGACCGTCGCCGTATGCAGCGGACGTGTACAGGTCCCAATCGCGCCCGGCGAACCCGGCCTCGTTGCGGATTGCCTCGTAAGCCACGCCCTTGACGTTGAACTCGTACTGGCCGCTTGCGTTCTTCTTGAAGTTCGTCATTTCTCGTTCTCCTTCGTCAGCCGGGGGACCGCCCCGATCTGTTGACACTATTAAATCACGCCGGGAACGTGCTGTCAATATATCGCGTTGAATCCGCGCACCACCGCAGACGAGCCCCGGGGAGGCGACCCGTGCGGGCGGACGCCCACGGATAGCGGTTCGGGCGTCTATGCCCCTTCCCGGGCGTCGTCTGCGCTTCCCGTGGACAGGTAGTACACCCGCGCCGGGGCTGCTTCGACCCGGGGGCAGAACCAGCACATCCGGGTTCGGTACTCAGCCCACACGCCGGGCTTGACCCGGACGCCGAGCACCTTCTTTTCCTGCATCCACGTGTGCCAGCCGAGCCGACACTTAATCCTGTGGAGCATCGAAGACCTCCTGCGCGTACGCCGCCGCGTCGTCGTCCTCCGGGGCGAACTGGACTCCTTGATCGCCCTCGTGCGGCTGTCGGTGGTCGAACTCGCTCGACAGGATGTCGTCGGGGATGCCCACCGGGAACGCGTCACATGTCAGCGGTGACGCCGTGATCGGCCCTTTGTGGAAGTGCGCACAGAACATGCACATCGGGGCAATGGTCGTGGTCATGCTCTCACCCTAACAGACGGGTCAAGGCGTGAGCGCCATTCGCCGTATGCCGCCCGTGGCCTCCTTTTCGAGGACCGCTTGCACGTCGCGCGCCGCTTGGGTGTCCATGCCCGATGCCCACTCCGCGAAAGCCTCCGCCCATCGCTCGCTGAGTTTCGTAGCGCCATACCGCGTGGCGACCGAGACGCGATCCCCAAGGAACGTAAACCCGCCGTACGGATCGAGCCACCTGTCCATGACGTGGCCGTACTCGTGGACGAAGATCGACTGCCGGGGAGTCAGCCCGGGCAGGTCAGAGTGCCATCCGCTGCGGACGTCCCGCGCCCACTGCGTCTCCAACTTGCTACCGCTGAACTTGCCGAACCAGCCGTTGCCGAGCGTCATCCTCGATTGCGCCGTGGCACTGTACCCCCCGTTCACGTAGGCGTACGTGCCCTTGCCGACGACGTTCTGCGTCTCGACGTTGATGCTTTCCAGCGATGGCGGTTTGATGCCCATGTCGAACAGTTTCTGGTTGACCCCGTTCACCGCATCGACGATACCCTGCTGGTCGTCCACCTTCATCCGGTCAAAGTTCAGGACCTGATTTGCGAGGTTGTCCAGCGATAGCGGCTCGTACACCGGGGCGGGCGGTGCCTCTTCGGGTGCTGGTTCGGGCGGTGCCTCTTCCGGCCCGGGTGCCTCGTCCGGCGTCACGCTGTCCGGGCTGTCAACCTCCGACGGATCAACGTCTTCGTCCGCCATCTCGTCGAACGACCGCCCACAGTTCGGGTGCTCGATGCTGTTCGCGTCGGCGTCGTCCACCGTCCAAATCTGCCCGTCCGCCGCCGCGCACTCGTCGTCGTAGTCGGTCCCGTCGTGGACCATGACATAGTGCGTGTCGTTCGCCCGGTACGCCGCGAGGTTGCCCGCATTCGCCGCGAGCGCAGACTCGGTCCGGGCAATCGTGTCGGCCCGGCCCTCGTACGTCTGCGTCACGTAGGCGGCGATGTCCGAGCGGAATGCCGCAGACGTGTACGTGTCGAACCCGGGACCGTCCACCGTCCGGGCGATAAACGAGTTCAGCCGGTCGCGTGTCGTGTCGTCGATCCCGGTAACCAGCGCCGCCCCCCGCGCCATGACGTAGTCGTACGCTTGCGGATTGGCCAGCGACCAAGCCTGGGAACGGACGTCCGCCCGCTGCCACATCAAGCCGGTCTGAGCAAACGACGCCTTCTCGGCCTTCGGTCGCACCCGTCCTTGGAACGCCGCATCGAACACGGTGGCCAGTGCGTCCCGGAACTGCTCAAACCATGCGTCGTCGGCCCGTCCCCACACGTAGTCGAAGTGGCCCGAACTGTTGATCGCCGCTGCGAGGTCCTGAGCCTGTTGCCGGGCTCGTTGGGCTATGAGCGCTCGTAAAGCCCGGACGGATGAAGCCTTGACTCGACGAAAGGGATGGCGGATGCACCCGCTTTCGCGAACGCTTCCCGGACCTCTTCGGCGTTCGCGGCCTTGGCCAACTCGACACCGGGCAGGTCGAACTCCGACTCGAACCGGACGTCCGGCGACTTGCCCGCCCGCAGTGCCGCGAGCGACTTGCGCTGCCACTTGGCCAACTCGGTGTGAATCGCCTTGCGGTACTGCAACGACTGCATCTCGCGATCCCACGGCCCGGTCGCGTCGGCCACCTGCCCGATGTACGCCGGGATGAACTCCTTGCCCGCGTGTCGCGCCGCGAGCGAGCGATGCCAGCCGTCCGCGATCTTGTACTTGTTCGCCCCGGGGACTTGGACGAGCACGATCGGCACGACGAGGTCCGACTCGTCGATCTCGTCCTCGATCCTGTCCACGTTCTGCATGTCCCGCCCGCCCGGACGTCGTGCCATGTCAATCCCCGACAGTAGCACGTGTGGGTCGTAGCGCCACGCCGCGTCCTTGACCCAACCGAGCAACTCGGTGGGGTATTGCCGTTCGAGCGAGCGGAGGATGAGCCGATCGAGCCGCGCCTTGTTCACCTGCGACTGGCCCGGCATGGCACTCGGCCCGTCCGGTGTCGCGCTAGGCTTGCCCGCGTCGATCTGGGTCTGATCCTGCCCCCGGGGTTGAGCGTCGGGGGGGACGACCCCCGGAGGCAGGACCATGGGTGCGGGCGTCGGATTCGTGATCTCGGACACCGGTACGACCGACTGGCCCGACACGACGGTTGGACCGAGCCCCGGAGGATCGATGTCGAGGATGTCTTCCGCGATGTAGTCGCTGGACATGACGCCCATCTGCCAATACTGGAAAGCGCGCTGCGCCTGGGTGAGGCTGTCTTCGGCCTCTTCCATCTCCGGGAACCCGATCTCCAACTCGGGCTGCTTCAACGGCCCGGCGATGATCTTGTTGAGCACACCCTCCACGTGACGCACGAGCGCCTCGTTCCGCTCGTCGGACGTCTTGGCTTGGTTGTCGGCGAAGCCCTTCCCGCCGAGTCCGGACGACTTGATCGTGAACCCGAGTTCCATCGGGCTGACGCCGTACGCGCCACACGCGACCATCATCAACCACTCTTCGACTTCGGGCTTGGGCTCGGGGTTGATCTGCATGAGTTGCGAGCCCTGCCCGCCCGGGACGAACCGGAGCGACTGCCGCTGTGCGTCGTTACCCGCGAGGATACCGTCGAACACCTTCTGCAACTCGGCGATCTGCTGGTTGCCCCACGACTCCGGGACCGCATACAGCGTGGACGCCGGGATAGACCCGTCGGTGAAGTACGCCATGTCGAGCGTCTGTCGGCGGAGCGCCCGGTTCGTCGCGAGCAGGATACGCTCTGTCGGCGGGTGTCCGTAGGGCGAGCCAGCGTACGTCCAGAACGGGTCATACGACATCTGCGTGGTGGAGAACGCGGTGTTGTTGTCCGCCGTGACGAGCCGCTGGAAGAACGTCCACGGCATGCCCTTGATGATCTGCCGGTACGCGGCCATCGGCGGTTGCGGGATGCGCCCCCACAGGTCGATCAGCGGGAGGATCGTCGTGCCGTCGATGACTTCGACACCGTACAGGTCGCCGCCCTTGGTGAAGCGCAGATACAGCGTCGGCGTGTCGTACATAAACACTTGGTCAAGGTAGGCGTAAATCCACGAGCCCCACTGCCGCTCCTGATCCGGGGACTCGAAGAAACCGGTCAACTTGTTCGCGGGTTCGGCCAGTCGCTCTTGCCGGGTCAGACGGTCTGCGCGCTTCTCACCCTCGACCTTGCGCGGGCGGATGACCCACTCCAAGCGGCGAAAGTCGTCGATCCGCTTCTCCCGGGCGAGATTGGCTACATCGTAGTTGCGGCCCAACGCGTCGAGTGTGGCGAACGTGATGGGCTCGTAGCCCCGGGGACGGGTTTGGACATTGTACCCGACGGGGTAGTCCCACCGCCGGGGCTCGACCTCTTCCGGGTGCTGTGGTCCGATGGGCAGTCCGGGACCAAGCGACGACACGACGTTCGGCCCGCCGAGCGCCGCCGTCAGTTCGGACAGGTCGGTAACCCGCGCCGCCTCCCCGAACCCGCCCGGCATAAGTGCGCCGGGCGGAGCAAACGACGACGGGGCGAGCGCCTTAGCGAGCCTCTCCCGGACTCCCACTCAATCGCCGTCGAGGATCAGACCGAACGCGATAAGCGACGTCCGCAGCGCGTTGAAATCGGCGACCGACACCGTGGTGACCTGCGTCGGGATAGCCGCCCGGTCCGCCGGGGCGAGCCCGTCACCGTCGTACACCGAGCCTGAGCCTGAGCCGCCGATGCTCCACCCGCCGCCTGTCTCGGCGATCTGGACGGCAGCGGCTGTGACGGTGAAGTTGCCACTCACACTGCTTGCGAAATCCGCGTCTGTTTCGAGGGCGATGCCCGCGTCGGCGGGAGCAACGAACCCGGACAGATCGAGATCGTGGGCGTGGTCGCTCCGGGACACGTCCGTCGCTTCGCCCGGCGTCTTGACGCCAGATGCCACGTCCGCCGGGTCGGAGTCCGAGAGGGTCGCCTCCCCTGCCACCCGGTCGGACAGCGCCGTCAGGTTCTCAGGGGCGGACAGACCCGTATCGACCAGCAGCGCCGCGATCTCGTCAGCCGATAGCGGGTCGCTGCCCTTCGGCAGTACGCTCATGACTGCTTCGCCCAAGTGCCGATGATGGCGGTGATCATCCAACCATCGACGCCGTTGGACTGGACGCGGACCATGTCGCCGATGCGGTCAGACGCGCCCGAGTTGATGAGGTCCTTGTCCGCCGTCGCGGTGAGCCCGTTGCCCCGGATGAAGTCGCTCGCGTCCGGCGACACCGACAGGCCCGTGCCCGACGAGGGAACGCCGCACTCGAAGTCGTACCACACCCCGTCGTTCGCCAGTGCTACGTCCGGGAGGGTGAACACGGCATCGACCACGCCGACGAATCGCTCGCCCGACTGATCTGCCGTTAGCGTCTGCGTCTCCTGCGACCGGTTGACCTTCTGCTTGCCCCGGGCGAACACGCCCGCCTCGGTCATCCCCGTGGCCGCGTCCTTGCGGTAGAACCCTGTCTCACCTGACATACGTCTATTCCTCTTTCGCGGCTGCTGCTGCTCGGTAGTAGTCTAACACACCGGCCCCCTGTGTGACTAGTAGTTCTGACAGCGCCCACACGAGAGCGTCCATCCGGTCCGGCGACTTCGCGTCCCCCGGCATGAAGGAGCACATCTGGTCCTCCAACTCCGGGAACGTACCGACGTGATGCACCCGGCCCTGCTCGTACAACGCCGCGACGGGTTCGGCCCGGGCTCGCTTGCCCCGGGATGCGTGGACCGCCTTGTACGACACGTCCCGATCGACCATGCGCAGTGTCGCCTCCACGAGGTCGCCGCCGTTGTTGACCTCGCCGATGACCCGGTCTGCGTTGCGGTCCTTGTATGCCCCGATTGCCCGCCTCGCCCACGCGATCGGTTTGACCCGGGCGGACTTGTCGTCCAGAACGTACGCCTCGTCCAGAGCGTCGATCCCGGCGACGATGATGCCCGACTCGTCGCTGTCCTCTTCGCTGGTAACCGCCGGGTCGATGGCGACCACGATCCGGACCAACTCCGGGGCTACGTCCCGCCGGGAGTCCTCGATCGACGCCCGCGTCCACAGTGCGCCCTCTAGGTCCTCCATGATCTCGGCGTTCAACTCCTGCCGCCCGAGTGCCGTCCCGCCGTACGTCTTGTAGAACGATTCGCGCCGCTCCACCGGGAGATTTGGGTTGTCGTCGGTCGCCGCCTTGGTGACGGTACAGGTCGCGTCTTTGAGCAGCAACTTCAATCGCTTACGGGGCTTGGGTGTCGTGGTCAAAACGCGCCTGGGATGCGGTCCAAGCCGGAGCCCGAGATCGAGCATCTGCCACGCCTCGTCGAGTTTCCTGCTTGCCGCGAACTCGTCCCACCAAATGAAACAGTGCTGCGGACCACGGAACCGCTCGACATCCTCCGGCCCGAAGCACCCGAACCCGTTCGCCACTGCGCCGTTAGGCCACGTCAACTCGGAATACAGCCGCGAGCCCGGGCGGTACTTGACCTCCGGGTTGAGCGACAACAGACCCGTCTCCCCGTTGATGCACGTGTCCACCACGTCATCGCCAGTCGGAGCGACAACGGCCATGCGGTGTGGCGTCTTTCCTTTGAGGCACGGCTCGCCCCGGGCGTGTTTGTCCATCGCGTTCGCCCCGGCAGCGGTCTTCCCGGCCCCACGGCCTCCGAGCAGCAACCACGTCGTCCAGTCGCCGGGCGGGGGCTCTTGGTACGGCAGCGCGGTCCAACCCGCCTCGATGTGCGACCGTCGAGCGGCCATGGCCAACGCCGTGATGACCAGCGCCCGGTGTGCGGCCTCCGGGTTTACCTTGGCAAGCGGGCTAGGCAACTACTCGCCTTGTTTGCCCTGTACCAGCGACTCGGCCTCCGCGAGCAGCGCCTCCGGGTCGAGCCCGTACTGCGCCGCGAGCCGGGTGGCCTCGTCCCGGAGCGAAATATCGATGGCGACCCGACGCCCGTACTTGTCCGGATGCCGCCGCTCCAACCACCACGCCGCCGCTTGCCACTCTTTCGGCATGGCGTTTCGAATGTACCCGATGGCCACGGCCTCTGCGTAGTCTTCCGCTTCTTTACAGGCGTTGTCGAACGTTGCCGATCGCTGCGTCATCTTCCACAGCGTGATTCGATGGATGCCAG